TTAAATACGAGTTTCATGTTACTCCTTTCCGGAGTGGTTCTTAATTAAATGGCAAGATTGCAGATAAAATGTACCGCGCAAAAGTGTTATTGAAATATTATGACTCACGTTGGATGTACGCTACTATTAATGTCGGAAAGCAATTCGCTGGTTCAGTTCCAATTGTTTCTATGGTGTACCTAAGCGGCACTGCGACCATTAATGCAATTAATATATCTGCCGAACAAGTAAAAGATGATGGAAATGTAACTATATGGGCATATGGTAGTGGATTCGTATCTGCACATCTCTTATATGCAATGATTGATTGCAGATCTGACTAAATAATACCGTAGATCTCACACATAATCCTATCTACGCCAGGACATCCAGTGGATGTCAAAGCATGCGATCCGACGCCAGAAGCGGTAATCGTATCTCCGGAAATCATAACGGATGCCACATAAACATCCGTGGCAGATCCGGAATCGTTACCGCCAATAAAGCGGATCCAGTCTTTCCAGCCGCTTGAGCTGTCGTCCTTACAGCGAATCCCAAGTGCCATTGATACGCCGCCATCAAATCGGCATACAAACAAAGTATACTTGCTCCAATTTGGCGATATCCCTTTGGCTGTTTTCTTGCTAGCCAGCTTGCCGGACCACAGCAATTCATGGTGGAAAAAGCTTGGCTTATTGCCATTTAATTAAGAACCACTCCTTTGAATCTAAAGTTAATAGTTACTATATAAAAGCGCATAACAAAAGCACCCGACCATTAGCCGGATGTATTGACAACACGGAGATTAAAGGGGAGTCTCCTTTCCTCATTTATTTTTTGTATGTTATGCACTTAAATATTTCTTGTGATGGCATCTCACTGAATCCTGATCCAACTGAGCATACCTTAATGTTGTGTCTGATTTGACATGACCTGCCATACAGGATGCTTCCTGCAATGGCATTCCTCTATTGAGAGCATTGGTAATTGATGTGCCTCGGAACTTATGCGGGTACGCTTTCACGCCCACCCTCCTGCCGGTCCTACGAACAATATCTTCTACGCCCTTATCTGTCAGTCTTTCGTGTGGTGATCGTAACGACACGAATAGTGCTGGATTCGTATCTGTCCGACTCTCCAGATATTCCAACAGGTACATGTGAGTACGTTCATTCATATAAACAAGTCGTTCCTTGTCGCCCTTACCACATACAATCAGATCCTTTGTGGAAAATCTAATGTCGCCCCGGTTCAGCTTTACCAATTCACCGACTCTGACAGCTGTGGAATATAGAAATTCCATCATAGCCTTATCCCGAAGCGTCCGGCATTCTCTCAAGAGCTTTTCTCGTTCCGCGTCAGTAAACGGCTCTCTCACCCTAATCGGAACTTTAATATCTTCTACCAGTACCATTGGATTCTTTCGGATCCTGTCTCGATCGCGCAACCACGAAAAGAAGCTGCTGTATATCGACCGCACGCCCTTAAGAGTACTATTTTTAATGTTCCGGATTCTCTTGTATGCCCTCATGTAATTCGATATATCCGAATCCGTAATATCAGCCACTGCCTTGTTGATGTATGCTAACAATCTTTCCAGTTCGTACCGATACCGGATGATTGTCGCCTGGCTCTTCCCTTCCAGAGCCTTGGACATCAGAAAGTCTTCCAAATCGCCTTGCCAACTGTCATCCATCACCATCAGTTCACTTCTTGGCTGTAGCTCGCATCCATCGAACGTCACCCGAAGAGCTGACTGTAGTTCTCGAAGCTGCTCTTCTGACAATATGCCTTGCATCCGCCGCATTACCTCCATGATCTTTTGCTCCATTATCCGCACTCCTTTTTGATTTGAGTGTAGCATATTGCCATCCGCTTACTTAATTAAATGGCAATAGCTTTATAAGAACGGAAGTTATATCTGTAACAGTTAATGTTCCTGCGGCTAAAACAGCTGGCGTGTTCAGTACACCGATACCGCCTGATGGATTCGAGCTGGTTGCTGCCATCCCCACGAATGCTAGCGGTTCTTCATGCACTTGGGCGACATGCAAAGCACAATCTGACGGGACTGTATATGTTGCAATGAGGAACTGGACGACATCAGCTGCTAATATTCATCCGGAGTACACAGCGGTCTATCTTAAAAAATAGATCCATCATTCATACACATATACCATTCTATAATTAATACGAATGCTTCCAGAAACGACCGCACTGAAATACTGATATATAGAACCTTGCCAGTTTTCCGGTGCGTAGAATTGTACGGTTTGGCTTACATCATCTCCGTTAAATGTGGAGATACTGAGCCGAGTTGTATTGACTGTTACGCCAAAATAATCTTTTAATTGTTCGGCAGTAAATAACGCAATATAATTTTTACCTGCTCCTTTTCTAATCACAGAGCCGGATATAACTTTGACTTTTCCGCCAAGTAATGTATACTCCTGATAATCAATTTGATTTTCTATAAGCTTTCCAGATTTGCCATTTAATTCAGTAAGCTTGTTGGACAAATCTTTATTTGTCGGATTCACTGTAAACAACTGTTCCACCGCCGTAATGTTAAGTCCTTCAAGTTTCACACGATACAGCGGAAGCTCTCTGATCTTTCCACCTTTATAAATATCATTTTGTGTTAATGTCGGATCCGTTGCTGTCGTGCTAGCTGTTCCCTGCTTTACTTCACAAGTCATCGTGTCGATGCCCCCGGATCCGGTAGTCACGAACTTCGCTACGATAATATCGTTGCGATTCTTCCCAGACTGACCATTTGCAATCTCACAATCTACATATTCCCCATAAGGGATCCTGGCGAAATGCCCGCCCACAAAAACAACACCATCTGCAATCCTTACTTTGTTATTCGACAGCACCGTGGCTTTACACGCCTGTCCAATGCTCGATACGCCATCTTCACCGAATATCGACTGAAATATAGCAGCATCGTCTTCTGCATAGATATGCGGCTCAGCTTCTGGTGCGGTATTAACTGTAATTCCTTTCAATCCAGCCATTTAATTCTCTCCTTCCAATTTATAATCAATTGATACATTACCGTCCTGTACCTTTAATATCTTTCTTATTACAGGCTTTTTGACCTGAGTATCTGTAATCTCATCATATCCAGATACGATATCGCCAAGCTCCAGGTCAACACCCTCCACAGTCATTTCACATTTCTTGTAATTCATCAGATCTTTCAGACGCTTGGTTCCGTCTTCTTTCAGCTGAGTCGCATCTGCACTCGTGTAGATATACGCCTCTGCTTTCTCATCCTGACCAAAGTAACGCTGCGTCTCTCCAATACTGCCATCTTCTTGGACATACAGATGAACCACTGCCCTTTGCTGATTCTCACCTTCTCCGGCACATACCAGATGATTCACACCATTCCGGCAATCCCGGATATCTACATGGATGTTTCCTTCCATGCTGTATTCCTGTTGTTCAGAATAGTCCTCAATCGGAACTGCCTGAATGGAAACATATCCATATTCCAGTCCTTCTGGTTGAATGTAAGAGATATTCAGACGATATCCATAGGCGCCTACCAGCTTCATAAGCGCATCATATAACGTGACGTACCTATCCACCTGCCAATTACTCACCGTAATGCCGGTATTTATTTCTGGTACATAAAAGAGACCGCCAAAGCGATCCCCTATCAGTTCCCGTATTACGGTATTGAGTTCTCCGGATAACACCAAATGATCCTGTCCTGACGGTGGCTCAATGATCCGATATGCCAACATTCCTCTCCAGGTGTCACCTCGCAAGATTACGTTCCCGGTAGCTGTCACAGATTCAATGTCTTGTATGATTCCACCATATTCTGTGTTCGGAATATATAACCTACAGCCATATCCTAATGTTCCTGGATTCCATTCGGATGCTGCCACTGTCACTTCAAAGTCATTGGTATCACCAGTATCCAGATCAACCTCTGCAGTATCTGGAAGATTACCCTGCTCCTCTCCGAATGGCATCGCCATTAGAAAATGCTCTATTGCAGATCCTGCCATCTTGGTTCACCTCTTTCTTCGAATATGATCAGATCAAAATCAAACTTTCCAGTCCACGATATCGTCTGTCGTCCCGGCTGGATTTTCCGAAAGAACTTACGTCCTTTTTGACGATTATGGAACGCATTAATACGCTCTCCATTATTTATTACCTTTGCAATAGTCTCCGATCGGCTATCAATCAACAGATATTCCCCGGATTCCAATACAATATTCACCAGATACGGCGTGCTTCCAATAGTTACCTGTGGATTCACCACCGGTCCGTGAATAATCAGTTGAAAATTGGAGTCAGTAAAATGTGGATTAATAATATAATTACTGGTCATGCCATTTGCATACCGGTATGGATACTTGCCCGGATATCGCTTATTGTCGTTGGATGAGATGCCGTAGCTGTGAAATGTATATGAATTCTCGCCAATCCACATAGGATACTCAATGACCACTGTCAGTTCAACATCCATGTACCCAGCATCGTATTCCCATTCGCTTTTCTTTGATGCGATTACATAGCATTCTATGTACATATCACCGAAATACAGCCGTCCATGCGTCTGGTTCAGCACATCAATATCTAGCACTTCATGGAGACGATCTACAGCCTGCTCATAGCTGTCTGGTCCGTAGTTGACAATGCTCAATGTCAGCGAACGTTCCTCCAGTTTCTTCCGAACGGAGGTAATCTTCGCGCCACCGCTGATTCGTTCTTTACTTTCGTAGCTCCATGCTGAGTCAAACAGCTCACCTGTCTGAAGTAGATACGGAGACTCCAAGAGGTCAATAATCTCTTTATTGCTATTCATGTAATAAATATCTTTCATCGACCATTCACCTCTTCCCTTACTAATCTACCGAATTCTCGCTGTCCAACCACGAATTTTGCTCCATCCAGACCATACATGATCTGATCAGCAGCAACTTGTGCAAACTCCTTTGCCAGGCACTTGATATCCTCATTCGACAAGCGTGTCTGAACTGTCGCTTCTTGCCTTTTCCATTTTAGATTCTCGGTAGCCGCTACAGACCTTGTAGCTTTCTGCGCCACCCTATCCTTTTGGCGATCCATCGCATCATATACGCCAGACATTACTTCTGGAATATTAAGTCCCTTCAGCTGGTCATACGCACTCTGTATATTAATGGCATCTAACGCGTCCTCAGACAGTTGTCTCGCCGCTTTAACAGCAGATTCAGAATTCTCAGAAATACCTTTTTCAAGACCAGTATCAAAGAATCGCCCTACTTTTTTCATCTCCTTGGATGGAGATGCGATTCCTAGCGTCTGCTTCACTTTCGACAGTGCCGCTGATGCCAGATTAGCTGCTGCATTAACCGCCTGTCCGACCCAGGCGCCGATTCCACGAACAAAGCCAGATCCGAAATTAGATCCAGGATCATATCCAGATACAGATCCGGCACCTGCTTTTGCATTATCACCAAGTGACTTGCCGCTCGATCTGGAAGCGCTCGCCGCACCGCCGACGCCTCGACTAAAGCTCCCGCCAAACTTCGTACCTACACCGGATGGATTTACTGTTCCAGCTCCACCCTGTGCGCTATTTGCAATTGCTTTTCCGGCTATTCCAGCAGCATTAGATACACCGCTCACTCCTCCGGTAAATTGGGCGCCAAAAGAGCTACCAGTAGCAAAAGGATTCACAGATCCCGCTCCCACCTGTGCTGCATCTGCATTTGCCTTGCCGGCATTCTTGGAGTCTTCCGTCTTGGATGACACGCCAAGTCCGAAGAAAGACATAAAGTTCTGACCAACTGTGGTTAATGTCTGTCCAAGTTCTGTATCTGAAAACTTACCAATAAATGCAGTGATAAAATCACCGGCTTTGGTAAGCACGCCTTCCTTTCCAGATTCCACACCATTCGCCGCACCGTCCATAGCGAGCTTGAAAATTTCTTCCGTTTTCTTGGATGGTGAATGTTCATCCAGTGCTGATTTCAAAGAATCCAGGAAAGCTTCCACGCCTTCTTCTGCCGGATCTTCCAACTGATCAAAGCCTTCCAAGCCTTTCAGTGCCCCATAAATTGCATTCGCAAATGCTTCCTGGGTATCTGAATCAAGATCATCAAACTGTGCCAACATACCGTCTACAGCACCTTTAGCTTCGGAAGACAACTGACCTTTCATGTCGCCGGCTATTAATGCTGCTACCGCTTCTGGCGGAACTTTTGCAAATTCATCTGCAGTCTGCGGAGCTACCTTGGCAAATTCTTCCAACGCTGCTGCAGATGACTGCGAAGCCTGATCAAGCATCGCCTGCGTGAATCCCGGTGTGCCTTTCTCCACTTCCTGCCGAATCAGATCTTCCATGTTCGACACTTCCACGACCTGGTTCTGCAATTCCTCATTCGTGGCATTACTGGCTGTCTTTATGCCGGATGTGATTCTGGTAATCGCTTCTTCAATCGCATCCGCATTTCCGGAAGCTGCAGCTTCTGCTAAGGCTGTGTATGCATCGATATCACTTGCGTATTCCTCCAGTGCTGCTGCACTTTCCTTATACGCTTTCTTGTTCTTATCATAGGCATCTTCGGCGTTCTGAACATCCTCTTTCTGCTTTTGAATCTTCGCATCCAGACTAGAAACAAGAGCCTTGTTTCCATCAATGACCGCCTGATTCTTCTGCTCAATCAAACTATCCAGCTTAGTATTTTCTTCTTCAACCGCGCTTTCAGCTTTCTTCATAGCAGTGTAATTTGCCGAAGCTTCTGCCGCAGCCTGCATCTGGTTATTTACCGCTTCCTGGTATTTCGCCTCCTGTGCAGACATTACTGCTTCAATCCGTTTCTGCTGGATTGTCTTGGCAATTTCATCCTGTAACTGCTGATAGTTCTGAATCTGACCATCTGTCAGGCTGATCTCAATTCCAAGAGCTGATGACAACTGAGACGTGATAAACGCGGCTCTGTCTTCCTCGCCCGCCTTTACCTTGCCAGTGGAATCCACAATAGTGCCAAGTTCCTGATTCAAACTAGCGAGCCTGTCAAGCTGTGCCACATCCCCTGCCGCCTGTTCATTTTGGGACTGAGCAAACTCTTCATAAGCCTGCTTTCGTTCTTTAGCTTTCTGAAGGTTTTCTTCTGCCGCTTTTACATTTTCTCGCAACGCGTTAGAATGCTTTCTCTCTGCCTCGGTTTGTTTCTCTACAGAAGATTTAGCTGCTAATCCTATAGCCACTAAAGCTGCAGTTGCCGCCACCGCAAGTCCGATTGGATTCGCATTCATGGCTGTATTCAATGCTGTCTGCGCTTTCGTCCACAATCCCGTGAGCGCTGTTGTAGCCGTAATCTGACCATTATACACTGCAAGTAAAGCCTGTCTAACAGTCAAGCCACCATTCGTAGCCACAAGCGTAATCGCATTTTTCTTTTCCAGAGTATTGAGAACTGCCGTAGCTGCAGCATTTGCTTTTGTCGCAGTTGCCGTTGCTTTTCCAATCGTATTGTATGCTTTAAATGCAGTACCTGCTCCGATAACTAACGGCGTGATCGCGTCCATATTCTCTGCCAGAAGCTTCACTCCATCTGTTGCAACTGGAAGAACCGTCTTAGCCAGCGTACCGCCAACATTCACAATGTTTTTAATTGGAGTAACCACGCCAGCCGCAGCATCGCTCATGCCGGCTATGTCATCTGCCGTATCATTGAATATTGCTCCTGCTTCTTCAACAACAGCATTTAATCCACCAGACTGGAACGCAGAAGTTAATCGGTTGATATCCTCGGTTCCATTATCAACGACACTCTTCAATGGCTTTTCCATCTTCTCATAGGCAGCAATACCAAAGCTCTCCGCTGCGGATCCAGCAATCGTGATACTTCCTTTCAAGTTATCATTCATGGTTTCCGCCATAGATGCAGCAGATCCGTCTGCATTATTGATTGCAGACTGTAGTTTATTGAAATCAGAATCTGACGCATTTACGATGGCCAGCAGTCCAGACATAGCCTCCTGTCCTGCAAGAGCTGATGCTGTCTGCGTCTGTTCTGCTTTGGAAAGTCCGCTGAATCCTTCACGCATATCCCCCATGACTTCATTCAGAGACTTCATGGATCCATCACTATTAGTAAGCGACACACCCAGTTTATCCATTGCTCCCTGTACTTCATCCGTAGGCTTTGCCAGCCTGCTGAGCATTGATCTCAGCGCTGTACCAGCCTGCCCGGCTTTAATACCAGAGTTGGCCATAAGTCCAATGGCGAGTGAGCAATCTTCTACGGAATATCCCATAGCACCAGCCACAGGAGCAACATATTTGAATGTTTCTCCCATCATGCCGACATTGGTATTTGCGTTCGAAGATGCCGCTGCCAATACATCTGCAAAATGTGTAGAATCCTGTGCAGAAAGTCCGAATGCAGTCAATGCATCCGTTACGATGTCCGCTGTTGTGCCAAGATTTTCACCCGAAGCAGCTGCAAGGTTCATGATTCCCTCAATACCATTAAGCATATCACTGGTCTTCCATCCAGCCATAGCCATGTAATTCATAGCTTCTGCTGCCTCAGTAGCTGAGAACTTCGTCTTTGCCCCCATCTCCTTGGCTTTCTCTGTTAATGCTTCCAGATCCTCTCCTGTAGCTCCGGACACTGCGGATACCTGCGACATACCAGCTTCGAAGTCAGAACCGACTTTGATTGAATATTGAGCAAGCTTTGCCACTTCTGATGTAATCTTTGCCACACCAAGAACCGCAGCGCCTTTTTTTAGCAGATTACCCATTTTGCTCATAGCTGATGTCAACTGCGAGCTGTCTAATTCGACATTGATTCTTATTGATCCATCACTAGCCAATCTGCTTCACCTACTTTCCGCTAAGCCGTTCTCGCACATACTTCTTCCAACGTTCATTCCTCTGCTCTAACGTCATCTTTTCAGACTTACCTCGCCGAATCCGATAGAGCTTTTTCATTTCATTGATAAATGCCCTACGTTCCCGATCCATTCCAGATACGCTTGCCTTTCGGTAGTACATGATCTTGCTCATCTTGGTATCCTCATTCAGTGACTCAAACAGAGCCATGAATTTCCACCAATGCAGATCTCGCACTGTTGCCAGATCTATCCCATACTGGTCCAGAAACGCAGCATAAATATAAGCGGTATCCTGCGAAAGAGAATACGCCGGCTCTTTTGACGTTTTTCGCACATACCGCTTTGCTTTTTTATCTTCATTTTCTTCTTCATCTGGTTCTCCGCAGCGGTAAAACCATTTCAATCTTTCCACTGCTTCCAGAATATTACCAAGATCATTCAGATCTCCGTAATACAGCTTCAGCATCTTCTCAAACTTCCGCTCCTCCGGCATGTCCGAATCCCGTATTGCATCAAACTCTATGCCCGCCCGGAAGTCCCAGTTGATCGGATGCATTTTCCCGGCAATCGATACTGCTACCGGTGCCGGCTGTGTGATGATATCGCAGATCAAGGTTATTCACCCTCTTCCACAATCTTTATCCACTTCTCTGTCTTTTTCTGAAGCACTGGTGTCACCTGGTCGGGATACACATTCTGCATCTCTTCCATGACTTCTAAGCAGGTCAAGAGATTCGTCTCCGCTCCAAACACTTTTCGTGCACCAGTTTCACCAAAAATATCTGTCACATAATCGATGACTGCCTGGCACTGCTTGCGGATTCCTTCTGACCCAGGCGTAATATTTTGTGCTTCTACGAAACATTTGAGAACGGCATCATAACCATCCTCAAACTTCTTAGCAATTTCCGGATTCAACAAATCCGCTGTCAGCTCCTGCCCTTGTATCTTTACCGTCAATAACTTCATGTTCGTCCTCCGTTACATTCTGATCTGATATGCTGTTTCCCTTAGCTTCAGTTCGTGCTGCAGCATAAGTATACTCGGTTGGAGTCTTGCCCTGCTTTTTGAACTCAATGTCGATTGCAGAAGACTCCCCAGCATTACCTGATCCATCACTGTTAACAATGATTGAGCACTGTCCTTTTTCACCTTTTCCAGTCAATACATTAAAGTATACATAGTCTGTAACTACCTTATTTCCTGTTCCATATTTTGTGGCATGTGCAAGACAATAATCCTGTGCCTCGTCACCCACATAACGATCTCCTGTTACAGAGAATGATCTCTGAGTACCAGTTTTCATGGTATTCTGTCCGGCACGAATGTAGGTCTTGTCCTGCGTGATCGGGTTCAGCTGTGCATCCAGACCAGCAATTCCCATCTCAACAACCGCGAAATCCGTTACTGCTGTGTTAGCTGTTTCTGGCGTAAGATTAATCGCAAATACGTAATCGTCATTTGTTACCCATCCTTCATAATCTGCATTTGGTGTGTAATTAGTCATCAGTTCACTTAATTTCATAGTATTATCTCTCCTTTTCAAAATAAATAACCCTGCAAGGTATCTGGTACTGTGCGATTCCGCTCTCCCAATCTACCGTTGCAAGGTTTGGCATATTCTGTAAGTTTTCAATTTTCTTAACCTGGCAATTCTCTCCAAAGTTTGGAAAGTTCTTCATGCGGTTCTGCTCATCGATCCAGTCCATAAACAGCTGACCAAGATTCATTGCCTGCAGATTCAGATCATCAAGCTCCGACGAATAATGCCAGGTTATCAATATGGTAAAACCATACTCTTTATCTGCCGCCCGTACATACTTCTTTAGAATCTTTCCTGCATAGTTTGTCAGGAACGCTACAGAATGAGCGGCACCATCGGCGTAATTAAAAGTCAAAACTGCGTCGCATAGCTCTGCAATCTTTTCCTCCACATACGCCTTCATGATTTCATTTTTCGTCATATCAATGCCCCCTCACAAACGCCTGGACAGCACTTGTATATGCATCCATCTTGGCGGCTTTCATTGCCTTATCCCACTCCGATGTAGCAAGTGGGTGTCTGCCCCCGCTGTGATTTAGCCTGCGACCTGTAACGACTTTCGATTCTCCGTGTCTCGCAAATGGGCTTCCGGTTACGCGGGATATCATCACCAGACCTTTGTACTGAAATCTGGCATAAGGTGACGTGTAATGCACTACGCCCACATCACCCTCTACATATATCCGGACATTCTGAGCAAGAACCAAATTTTTCGCCGGCACATACGGATCCATGAGACGTTTCGCTTCATTCGCCATAAACAGCAATGTCTTATTTCCGCCAGTTGCTTCCTTTGCGATTGCCGCTACCGGTTTATTCCATTGAAATGTCATGCTCATCCTAACCACCTACCCTGTAATGCTTCGCACAGATATGCGATGTGTTGTCCGAAAATGCTGTAACTTTAAACGCATCCGGTTTCATGCGTTCCAGAAACTCAGCTGCTGTATTCGGACTCGTACCGGTAATTTTTTCCTGACAAGCACCATGCACCACGATATCACCCAGATTAAAAGTGAAATACATGGTCCGCTCTTCCTCAGTCAGCTTTGCAAACTCATGATACGGAAGATACTTCTCAGATTCTGGAATTCTTGCCGTATAGACATTTCCCATTCGTACAGTCTTTCCATCCTCTATCTTCCCGATCACATTCTTGTAAAAACAGTCCGTGAGCACCATTCTGGTCCATGTGTCCTTCTTTGATGGATTGTCCTGTCCACGCACCCGGTTATATACCGTGATTGTATGCAGATAATTTGGATTCACTTAATTCACCCCCGCATACAAGAGTCCGGTATTTCCAAGATACTGATAAATCAGACTACGGACTTTCTTCTTACTGCCGCTTTCAGTGTATACGGAACCTGATACGTTATAGGTTGCGCTTTCTCCGTCATTGCTGTAAGAAGCCATAACCCCAGGTGCCTGTCCACCCTGGTTCAGCTGATCAGCTTTGTACAGATGATCAGCAACCGCACACACACAATCTTTAACAGGCTCACTGATCAGCGTTTCATCAGTCTTAATCCGGTTAAAAATATGCTGATCAATAATTGCCCTTGCCTGTTTCTCCCAGTACGAAAACTCTTTCTCCGGAACTGCCGGGGTTCTCCCCAGCAGATACTCCGAAACATAATATTCATAATCTGCATACATATCACATCACGTCCTTACGCCTGCGCTGTCAAAGTCACGGCTTTAGTAACCGCAGAAGATGCTACTGTGATAATCTCTGTCACTGGAACAAATCCTTTCTTAGTAATCTTCGCAGTATAATTACCGGCTCTCAAGTTGAATACCGCCTGTCCATTGGAGTCAGTTACCAGAATCGCACCGTCTACATTGATACGTACTCCGTCATATTTCTTCGGGCTGTCAGATTCGCCGTCTGTAACAGTGAACGTTACAGCCTGAGTTGCTACTGGAGTACCAGGCTCAAGATAAGCAAATGCGCAACCGGTACGATCCTCATTCAGGCGTGTTGCCGGATTTGGAAGCGCCCATCCCATACGGAACACTACACGAAGTGCAATCATATCCTGCTGTGCCAAGTTATACACAATTTCCTTTGTTACTGGATCCTGGATCACACCCTGATCAAGAATCTTCACGGTGATATCCTGACGGATTGCATACACCGCCTGAGAGAAGTTACCAACAACCAACTGTGCAATGTTGTCCATAAAGGATCCATTCTCCGGGAACTGAATCGGTACGCCGTCCAGAGTATATCTGGTAGAATCCTGCATGCTGTGCATAAAGATCGGCTGCTTGTTGGTATCCCTCAACCCTCTCAATTTAGATTTAAAGGTCATTGGTGCAATTGCTCCTGTAACGGCATATCCGTCATCCTCTACCTTTGCGAATACCCCCGATTCGCCCAAAGTCAGATCATAATAATCTTTTCCGGAAGCCGGAGCAACATTATTTCCTGCCTGACGCGCCAGTGTGATGATATCTGCCTGCCATTCTTTCGGACGGTTATCACCAAAGATAATTGCCGCATCTACCTTCTGGCCGATTGCTTCATTGACTCTCGGTGTGATCTCACCCATGATATCCATTTCTGCATCATCAAATACAGCCTCTGGAATCGGCACAATCACTGCCAGTTCACCCGCTGTCAGGTAAACATTATCCCACGCCTGTCTGGTTGTCTGTTTCATACCGGTATCACCATCTACCCAGTATGCAGTTGGGAGGAAATCCAACACGCGGATTCTGGTCTGCTTGCTGGTCATATTTGGAAGCTTACGCGCCATTCCCATAAATACAGACTGCTTCGGTGCATCCTGAAAAATAGTAGATACAATCTGTTCGCGGATTAAAGCCTCCGCATCGGCTCTGTTTGTAATATTTACTGCCATTCTTTACTCTCCTTTTCCGAACAGGCTTCTCAATGCTTCATTTGCCTGTTCTTTCTTTGTCTGTGCGTCATTATTAATCCCGCCAGTAGCTGCCACCACTCTCGGAATCGGTGTCGTTGACTGAAACAGGTAATCATTGTCTTTCTTAAGCCCTGCAAGCGCTGACTCAATATCCTGCGCCTGGTTCTTAGATGCCTTCAAGGTCTCTACATCAAGCAGTGCCATGATCGCCTTCTCATTTCTTCCGGAAGCCTTTCTGATAGCTTCTTTCAGAGATGCATCAAACGCATAATCCGCTTTAATCTTCTCAATCTCGTCATCCTTTCCCTGGAGCTGACTCGTCAACTCTGTCACCTTTGTCTGCAAACCGGCGGCATCAACACCTTCCATCGCTTTCAGTGATGCCTGTGCAGTGTCAAGCTGTGTCTTGTAGCCATCACGCTCTGCTTTGATCGCATTCACATCTTTCCCGTTTTCAGCCATGACAAAATCAATCTGTTCCTGGCTTAAACCTTTTGCCTGTAAATCTTCTGTCTTCATAGTTCTCCTTTCCTGCCATCCCATAGGTTATTTATAGGTGTGTAACCATCCACCAGATAGCTGACTGTTTTAGGTCTGATCATCTGACCGATTTTTTTGCATAAAAACAGCACCCAGCGTACTGCTGCGTGCATCATTTACTGTTTACGGACAGCTCCGAGATAACTGGATCACCTCCAAAATGTGTACAAAAATACCACTCACTCCGAAGAATGGGTGGTATCTACTCAACAAAATCCGCAAGTTCTTTTTTTTCACGAATCGCTTCTTTTAAGTCATGAACATATTCATTGTAACTATTTTCATCATATTCCAAGTCCATTTCGCCATCTGGATTATATCCAAACAGGTCCTCATACTGCACTTTCAGTTTCATTAATTCTTCTGTGTTTTTTCCATACCACATTACTTTATCATCCCCTTTATAGTCCTGCTTAATTCAGATTTCGTACTTGGAAACAATTCATTAAACATATTTAATACATCTTTGTTATTATCGTACATCATTCTTCCATACTGTGCAAACGTTTCTTTTTCCAATTTTTTAGAATTCTCCCAATATCCTTTGCCTCTGTGCCCGTATCCGAGAAATATCTCTCCCTTACTACAACCATGTATTATATCTGATATTCCGCGGTATTCCTCCTTTATTACAAGCTTTCCTCCATTGTCTCGAAACGCATCAGGATATCTCGCATATAACATTTCATCGACTGCTTTACCATATCCAACCGATTGTTGTTGCAACCTATGAAAATCGCTCCTCACACTCTTGGAAAGAAGTCCATTATTTACCAATCCATAAGTATCATCAATTTCATGGAATAATTCGTGTGCTATAGTGCCTGCTCTTGCATTGCCCGATAAATATACATTTTTGTCTTTCGAAGAATAATAAGATCTTCGACCTTCTGCTCTGACGATTTCCGTTCTATGAAATGATTGTCTCAGCAACTTTCTTATATCTTCATTTTTTATTGTCTCCAGTCCTTCTTGGAATGCCTTTTTCTGCTTAGATACACCCACAATCTTATTTAGTAAGTGTTTACCAATATCTGATTCATTAATCTGGTTATTTCGAATTGCTTTCACTTTGAGTCCATCACCATACACCCGTTCCATCTGTTGCGGAAGTTTCATAACCTTAGAAAATGACCTGTACTGCTGCTGTTGCTGTCGGTATCTGCACTGTCGGAGCGTGATTGACTTCTTATCAGCACCGCCCTCTTTCAGCAATGCAATGTCTTGCCGGCTCTTTCGCATCAAGGTTTCCAGACGTCGCTGTTCCTGCAACGCCTCGTAAGTCGTATACTCTTTTCCGTTATATGACTTCGGTGTATTTTCCTCTGCCATCATTTGATTCAGCTCTTCATCCGTGTAATTTCTAACAGAAACGCCTGGTACGAAAGCAGTGTAATCATGGTAACAATTCGCTCCGTGCAATCCTGTCACCGTTCCGAGACCACAAACTGATTCAAGCTCTTTGTATGTATACACTCTGCCCTGCCAGACCTGGTGCGTTGGTCTTGCCCCCAGATGGAACGACACCTCATAGCTGTCCGTTCCAAGTTCATTGGCAACTTGTTCATTGATTTTTCCCTGCACCTGCCTAAAACCTGTCATGACCGCCATTCTCGCAGCCACATTTACACGGAAATGCGCTCCGGAATCATAATCAATCCATCGGAGTCCGCTGGTCGTCATCATATTGATTGTCCGGCTGAGCACCTTGTCATAACTCATAGAGCCTGACATAATATCCATAACTGCCGAATCCAAAGTGTTCTGATAGAAGTCCATCAATGGACTGTAACTTATCTTCCCGGTTGCCGGATTCCTGATTGCAAATCCCATTGATGCAGTCATATTTCTGAATGTATCTCTGGTCTGCACCTTCGCCGCATTCATCACGCTCTGTAGAACCGCATTCTGTTCTAAGGGGATCTGCTCAAATCCTGATTTCTTATAAGCACGACTATACCCATAATAGTGTGCGTACACTTCGTCTGAATATACTTTTTCCAGTTCTTCATTGGTTAATTGCAATGCCTCCTGTACATACCGTTGAATCTCAGCTTCGGACTTTCCCATCTGGATCAGCTTTTCTGTCTGCCAGTCAGCTGTCGAAGTAGAAAATCCATTTATCCGAATTGCCCGGACGATCTCAGTCATCACCCGCTGTTCCAGTGATGATAACGCCTGTTCAAATGGCAGCGGTATCTCTTCCAGTCTTCCTGGATCCATTACTCAATCACCTCTGGCTCCACATTCACCATTCTCTTTGCAGTTTCTTCGTCTTCGCCATACCACTTCATCCGGTATTCCCATGTCTGCATTACTCCCATTGCTACATCTTGCCGATCAGACTCCCTCTCTTTCTCCGAGTCGACTACTATGGAATCATCCCAGGAAGCAGACAAGCGACATGCTCCCGATGGACACAGGTTGTAAATATCACACCAAAATGACATAGCGTCAACCAAGTCTTCCAAAGCTCTTTGCAGTGCAATCTGACAACTGGCTACAAAAGAATAGGATCTCTGTTTGCTCGCCCTGACCTCCTCTGCAGTCTTGTCCGTATTATTCGGATCAGACAATGTTCCGTAGGCAAGATTACAATCAAACTCGATCAGACGCATCAGATGATTCCAGCCATTGTAGAATGATGAATCTCTAATCTCCGGCGAGAACACATCCAGAAGAGGCTTATCCGATACTCCCATACTGTATTCAACCGACCGATACAAACGATCCTTCCCGCCCGGATATTCAAAACTGTCTGAATCCGGTCTGTACTTAAGCAAACTCTCCGCGATATGTACCGCTGTCTCTTTTGATCCGTATTCCCAGTTAATCTGCGAATATCTGGTATCTGCTTCTGCAATGTGGTTGATTCCCTTAGAGCATACTGACACGCCTAATGGACTTTTAGAATCTACATGATTTCCGACTGGTACTGCAAAATATCCGAATGGAAGCTTTGACGCTCCCTGAATCCGCATCTCTGCAACAAGATCCTTCCACTTAGGTACTGCACTGATATCAATTTCTGTTCCCAGAACTCCATCTGTCCTGGACACAAACACTCTATTCTTAATCTGCAGCGTGTCAGACGTTAATGTATGCAGCTCAATCCTGCTATAGATTACATCGCCTTGTCGAAACTGATCTAAAAATGCGCATCGTGTGATTCTCTCAGAGTCAAAATCTAATGGAAAGAAGCTGTCTGCCTGCAGATACTGAATAGAGATTCCCGACTCCGACACATACGGCTTGAAAATCATGGATCCTTTCGCAAATGCATATTCGGTCTGGATTCGGAGCTTGCTGATTACCGACTGATAAAGCTTATCGATATATGCTGCTCTTGCGCTTCCATCAACCTCGCTTTTCAACTCCAAAGTTACGAGCCTTGCAATTTCTCCTGCCACTGTAGCGAAAACCCCCGCATTTTCTATATTCTTATTAAGCCAGGGAGCTTTGCCAGCATATATTTTTGACCACAACTCAATCTGTGCTGCATTCTTTCCACTCATCGCATAATCAATCTGCTCGTCCTTCTCCAGCACTTTTTTCAAAGCCTGATACATTAACGTATAATTCATAATCCATCACCTACCCATATTTAATGAGCTGGCTGATTCGCCGCTCAAATGTATATTCAAAACTATCCAGCGAATCGATATCGCTGGTCCCATCATCCAACCTGACATTCTTGGTCAATTCCTTTGGATCCCAAACCGCCGTACAAAGAGCATTTACCAGGCTGTTACACTCGCCTTCAACATAGCCGAATCGACCCTGTGCCATCAGTATCGCTGTGGCATTAATCCGGTCATTAATCTCTGCTTTCAGGGCATTTTCTACACGAATCCATCCCAGTCCATTTTTCCTCAGACTACTCCGTATTCCTGCAATCAATGTCTGCTCAGCGCTGTCAGCATATACGATCGTGACATATCCATATCGGCTCAGGATCCTCTGACAGAAATTGCAGAACATATTTCCCAACATCTCCGGGTCGATCTCAATCTGATTGCCGCTCTCATCCTTGCAGCTGATCCATTCTGACGCCAAGGCGAACACCATCCGATAACCTCTTGTAATTCCTGTAGCGGTAAAAGAATGACCAGATCCACTGCCTCCGAAGTCGATCCCCAGGTTTATTTCCATCAGATCCTTCGGTCGTTCCTTTAACCGGAACACGTACTGTTTCGTACTAGTGTCATCTGCAAATCTACGATAGATCAATCCACTTGCTACAACACGCATGCCCTTAATATCCCGCATGTACCAGATAGAATTCACATCATACCGGCTTTCAATCTCACGGAGTCGCTCCTGCGTGATATTGATGTTGTCATAGATCGTACAATGCATGTAGTTATATCCACCGGGAAAGTTTCCCGCTTCCTGTTGCTTCTGGTACTTGTCTATGTATTCAGAATAAATCTGCGCATTCGGATTATCCGGGTTCAGATCCCAGAACACTTTCAAACGCTTCGCCGCTAACTGTCGGTTCAGTGCCTCTTTGATGGTCTTATCATGATGCAGATTAATCTCCGTAGCAATCCACATACCGTAAGAGTTACCACGAATCTTTTTATAACTATCTTCCTTGGCTCCGCCAGCAAAGATAATAATCCGCTGTCTCCATCCCGTTGCCGGTCCTTTGATAAACAATGCTTCATTGTCTTTGTATTTTCCCCAATGACACTGCCCACGAAAAATCCATTCCAATCCCATGCCATTGCAGTCACCGATATTGAGCTTTGCATTAGCCATTGTGGATCCAGTGGCGAGATGGATTCGATCAGGCGTAGTCTTCAACTCATGAGCAAATGCAAATACATTATCCACTGTCTTACCGGCTCGCACTGCTCCTTCGGCCACATTGTAAGAACATTCGGCACATGCCCGGATATAATCTTTATGCTTGTCTGAGAACTGGAATGTCAAGGTCTTTTTCTTGGTAAACTTATTAGCCACTGCCATAGATCTCACCCTCTATATCTTCCATGTCCTCAATCTCCTGATTGTTTCCAGTAAGCTTATCCGTCTGAGCCTTGATCTGTGCTATTCTGGCTTTCTGCTCCTCTGTTGCAAGATCCCAGTTCTTATGCAGCAGATCCTCATATCGGTTAATCATGCCCTCCAGAGTCTTTTGCGCCCTCGCCTGAGCTGACAGGAAGTTTGCCTGCTTATCCCAGGCTTGCTGTACATCATATCCGGTAGCTTCAATTCCATCCAAGGTCATTTCCTTTGTCTTATCATTCTGATCACGGACATACATGATCTTCTGCGCCCGGATAATAGCAGCATAAGCAATCTGTATCTGATCCCATAGGACGTCCAGCGGATTCTTCGGCATCTCCTGAATAATCGACAATGTCTCTTCCGGAAGATACTTCGAAAAGAATCCGTGCTTCTCAGCGTTCTTATTTCCCGGCGGTCCAGTCGCATTCTTGTTCCCTGGCTGTCCTCCCCGTTTTCTTTTTACGGGTACAATAGAGGGTGCGCCCTCAACTTTAGAAGGTGCACCCCGCTCTTTCTTAAGCTTCGACCAGCCATAACGCTTAATCCAACTCTTTATCGTATTCAAACTGGTATCATACTTTTCTGCCAATTTCTTTGGCGGGATACCAGACAAATAATCTTTTTTGATCTGCTCTTTTACATCAGTCACGTCACCACCTCTCTCTTCTTCGTCGTTTTGTTGCACTAGAAAAGCACCCCGAAGAGTGCCCTATCTGTAATTCCCTATTCAAGTATTGCATTTGCAATTTCATCAAACATTTTCGATAATTCAATGCAGTCTTCTTTTGTGAGTTCATGAGAAAAATAATCGTCACATTGTTCATCCAAATAGAATTTATTATTTTCAAAGCATAACGAAAATATTCTATCTTTCTTCATCTTATCCAACAAATATTTATGCTCTTTAATTATCTCATGTCCGCTCATAGGCTTCACCTCACAAGATCTCATAATATTTTTCTATCTCACTCATTATCTCCGACATTGTTATAAAAACATTTTTCCCTTCAAAATTATTTTTATAGTTCGTCCTCTGATTTTCTTTACTCTCCCATACATTAACTTCATCTAACGATGTCCATATAAAGTGCGTACCATAATCGTACGGAAAATCATAAGGATAACCATGCCCTTTTGCTTTATGAGCTTTTGTAAAAGTTATATTGTGTTTCAAGCAATTATTCGCAAATCTTAGTCCTGAAAATAATTTCTTATGTTCTTCTTTTATCTGCGTATCAGGAATACGATCAATACAATCTATAACCCAATGAAGCGCAGTTCCAATAATGAAAAAGCATTCTTTATCGTCTGCATTTTCAGCCCCTACTTTCGAAATATGCTTTACAGCCTTTTGCGCGCTGTACAGTATCATTTCTTTATTTTCAATCATTCAACATTTCCTCCCATACCTAAAACCTACTTCCATAATACTCCATATTTCGGTAATAGACAACGAAAAGACAGCCCAGTTTACACCAGGCTGCCCTCTCAGGTTTTAGTTACAAGGAAGTCAATTCATCATGCCATCGAAGAAGTTTTCTTCTTTGTCTAGTATAATAATACCACACCTAAATTATAAATGTTATAAATCTTTCATGGCTATTCTTATGATCTGAGATACCCGCGCCTGCGTATATCCGACAACCTCTCCGACTTCCTGCTGGCTCATTCCATCCAGGTACACCAGCTCCAGGATCTGCCTGCTGAGTCCTTCCGGCATCTTCATGATGATCCGTTCCGCTTCTGCCATATCAGCTAACAAAGCTTTATGCCGCTTCTCTTTCTTCCGGATCCGATCTTTAATCTCAGAAGCTTTCTTCGGCTCCTGCATCCGCACCGTCACATGCTGCTCGATGTATGGAAAGTCATCAGATGACTTGCTCACCTTACCAGATACCTCCGGCACGTCCTCCAGCTGTGTATACAATCTTTCCAATGTCCGTTCCAAGCTCAGCAGCTCTCTTCTATTCGCTCGGTACCTTTTCAGACATTCCTTGTCCATCCGCATCACTCCCCTTGCCGTATTTCCGTCTGATATACTCTGACACACTCACGCTCTGATATGCCGATTTCCGGAAGTCTGCCAGAGCTTTCTCATCTGTCTTGGCTTCCAGGCCGTCATAATGCTTCTTCTGAGCTATCTTCTGTTCTTTTTTGTCTCTCTTCTTCCGCAACTACCACCACCCGCTTTCTTCGGTCTTGTGATCCGCATGGATAAATATCACCGGTCTGGTTCCGTCAGAGCCATCATTGATGATCTCCAGTTCTCCGATGTAGTTAAAATCCTCTGCTGTATCAAGATATACTGTTAAACTGACTTCGCCGCCCAACACCTCATCCACACGTTGTGATACCGCCTGTTTAAACTCCGCCGTATCCGTGATATCCGGCTTTTCAACTGTAATCGGTGTCGGTTCTTTCACTTCCTGCTTCTCAGCGCATCCGGTTAACGCAATGGATGCTAACAATACAGCAAGTGCTCTATTGATTCTTCTCATCGTCTACCTCCCTGTATGGCTTCGGTAATGGCATCCAGGCATTTACAAAAAATCCATAGCTTGAATATGATTTTTCATCATCTCCTGGATAGAATGTACCACCCTCGTCATTTTCTTCATATCTTGCGATATCTGGCATTGTGGAATTTTTGAATGATACCAGTATGTAGCTTTCATCTTCCGGCAGTCTCTCACTGCATGGAATCCAACCGCCACTTTCTTCCCTGTCTTCAAGTTTCGCTAACTTTTCCATAGCTTCTGACAGCTTGTTTTTATCTTTAATCACTGCTTTCTCAGCATGATATTCTGTATATCGCATTTATTCATCCTCCTTATCCTTCAACCTCTCGCCCTTAACATACACCGTGCAGCTCTCCGGCTTGCATGGTCGTTTCTTTCCGGTAACGCCGATATAGTTGCAGTTCATCCCGGCATTATTCTTCCCATAGCTGCCCATACTGTACTGACATGTCCTGCACAGATGTCTGTCCGCATTATCGCCCGTCTTTCCGGACTTCGGCTTTCTAAGCCACCCGTATACCGTGTTGTATGAAATGCCAAGTTCGTTCGATATCTCCCGTATTGACATGCCTTTCTCGCTCAGCTCAGCTGCTTCTTCTCGCTTGCTCTTTTCCATTGACTTCTCCTCTCTCTGTGGCGCGTTGGGGGGGGGTGACGTCTTCCTTCTGCGTCTCATGTACTGCCTGAATGATCTGATCAGCAGATGGCTGTTCAGCTTCCGGATTCGCCATCTCTGGTACATCCACCAGATAGTGATTTTCTTCCTGCTCCAACAGGTCAGATAACCTCATTATGTCCAGACTGTCATCATTCTTTGTCCACATGACATTTACCGATCTCCCCATCAGATAATCTGATAATGCTTCTTTCATTGGTTTTTCTATGTACATCAATCATTCCTCCTGATTCTAAGTTTAATTCCCATCTCTTCATCGATATTGTCTATGAAGTCCTGCCATCCAACGATATCATCCATCAGACACTCAGCCTTTAAATTCATTCTGTCAATAAACCTCTGACACCGCTTTGTCCCAAAATCAAATTCATCTCTGAGAGTTGCCACGCACAAGATAGTGAATATATCCATCGTCATTTCCTTAATCTTTCTCGTGGCAATCTCTAGGCTCTTTCTGTCAAGCATGGTATGAATCTGAGTGGCATTCCGGAACTCGATCTCATCTCTCAGCCCATCGACTCCATTCTTCTCCACAATGGTAAACGCAAGCTGTAAGCCATCTTGACGACCTGCCATATAATCATTCATCTTTGCCACTTACTCTTCCTCCCAGTACTCTATAACATATTCTTTCTTCCCTTTTGCATTGCCAGGAATGACCTGATATCCAATTCTGACCGAATATCCTGCCTTGATTAATAACCTGGCTATCTGCAGCCGATTCTCTTCATTTAGACCGGCTGTTCCACCTCTAATGCTTCTTATTACTGCCATACATCTGTCTCCTTATGCAATTTCTATGAAACCACATCTTTGTATTACGCCTAGTCTTCACATACTCCTGTTCGTCTTCTGGACAAATAACTTCTCCGCAGGCATGACAGATATGCGTTTCTGCTTTCTTCTCTTGCATTTTTTTCTGCCATTAGCCAATCTCCTTCAAATACTCCGCATGAAGCTTATTCACGATCGGAGCAAACCAGAATAATAAATTCTGGATATCATATTGTTCGCCATACTGTCGGAATAACTCTTCTGACCGCTTGTTATACGCTGCCATATCATGATCAGCCAGATACTCTTTGTAATTCTTCCAGCAGGCGTTATATATCTTTGTTACTCGCTCTTCCATAATCTCTGTTACCTCTCGTTACCGTTTTTCAATGTATGTTACCAAAAACGGGAAACGTCTCTAACCCTTGTATTTACTGCGTTTACAGCACTTTTCTCAATTTTGTTACCGTGTTACCACAACTTTCCCCATATAGGAGAAAAATATATGTACAACATTCATACATTTACTTTTCTCTATAAGGGTTGATTTTTGATTGGTAATTTTGGTAACACTCACAAAAAATGCTTCTAAAGCCCATGGTTGACAGCTTTCTTCTGTTACCAACACTTGGTAACATTATTTGAATGGCAACTCTTCTTGTTCATACTCTTCTAGCTTCCTAAAGCCATCCTGATCGACATTTTCATTTAGCTTCAAAACCACGCATCTCTTCGGATCTCCGTTCACTCTCGTTACTTTCGTCAGCCGACCGCCCTGTGTTACAATCAAATTCTTGCGATCCGCCCATGACAAAAAGGCTTTGTCGGAAAATCCACCATTCTTGCATAACTCCTTGAATGCCTGGTTGTAAATGATTGCATACCCGTCCTCTAAAGTTCCCCACTGTTCAGCATTGGTGCTTATATCAAATCTCTGGCCATTCATGGCAATCTTGTCCTGCAGATAGTGATAGCAGCGTTCGTTATCACTCAGATCATTTTTGTTGATCAGAACGCTCTTCGCTTCTTCCAGAGTGATATACTGTCCGTCTTTGAACAGACAGTCTGTTGCGATCTTATCTGCGGTCAACAATATAGCCAGGGATATACTCTGTTTCTGCATGGCTTCATCATCGTATAACTTTGCCTGAAAATCTTTCTGAATCCGGCGTATTTCCTCCACCCCCAGAGACTTCAATGCTTCTATATATCGCTTCCCGGCCAGACCATAATTCTTCTTTACAGTCTCTGCAGTCTCCTGCGGATCCTTAAAGACATGCTCCCCACATTCCACTTCCAGAATACGGTTAATGGCTCCGCCCTGCGATACATAAGAATTCAATGGACGTTCCCCATTTGTCAGAATGCAGTTCTTCCAGCGGTTCTCTCGGTTAATGCCAAGATCTTTATTGGATCTGCTTTTGCCTTTTCCGGAACACAGGTCGTATACAATGCCTTCAAAATTATCCCGGATCCGGCTACTGGTCTTGCTGGTATCGTCCAGTACCATCGGTAAATGATTCAACATATCTGCTTTTGCTTCCAACGCTACCTCTGTAGTCTTAAAATCTCCTATGTACGCAGATTCATCCGGATTCGCCCAAATCGATGTCGCAACCATAAGAGATACTGTTTTACCGCCTTCGGTTTCTCCCCAAAGATCTACGATAAATGGCAGTCCTCCCAGAAGGCTAACCAGCACACTCGCAAATGATGCTGCCATCATAAATTTAATTTCTACCCGGCCAGACTTGCGCAGTTTCAAAATATGCGATTGCCACAACTTCCAGTTCCCATGCGCTGACACGCTGTCATAAGCCTGTCGGAATCTCTGGTCTCCATCAAATACAATATCCGTATCATAAGGAATAAACTGCTCTCCAATCCATCCAAGCTTGCTGGTAGAATACTGCACCTTGATATGACTGTCGTTCATATTCTCTACATCAGACAGATATCTGACCAGAAGTTTTGCATTTTCAGATGTCACCGATATTCCTCTTCCGGAAAGAGCAACAATCTTGCTGGCAGATGTCACCATTGTCTTTGGCACGATGATCTCATTCCAGATCCGATTACGCTTATATGCGATCTTAATCTGCTCCTCACCTGTTTCCATGTTCTTCATCCGCTCTACTGGGAGAATAGGATGATAACAAGCTACAGAGTCAATCTGGCTGTCATTCTGCGCATATATCCCATCTTCCCCAGCTAGCCACGCACCACAGAACATATTGTCATAAGGTCCATCAAAATTAGTCCATCTCTCCAGCATCGTGATTGGTTTCTCGCGCTCTTTCCGCTTATTCTCCCGATCAACTTTCTTGTATGCTTTTAGTAGCTCCTCAAATTTTCCTTTAACGCCCAGTTCTGATGCGCGATCTGTAAGTGACAGAATCATGCGCGCCTTTGCTATCTCGTCTTCCTGGTCAAATATCTCTACAAAAATTTCTTCCCCAAGGATGCTGTTCTTATCCAGTTTTATCAACGGCTCCACATTCTATCACCTCACTTCTCCAAATATCCGCCCACATACAGTTGATACTGCAGGGCGTTATAGCAATCACACCAGACCTCTGATAATGGCTCAGATCGTTCCATATAGCTTCTGTAAATTGTGATCAAGTCATTGTTCATTCTGCACTTGCTCTGCTCTCTCTGCGCCGCTTTTCGCTTCATTTCCTGTGCTTTCTTCGCTCGATAAATGGCGAGCTTAGAAGCGTAGGACGATTTCTTTTCGTAAGTTCCGCCAAGCATCAGGAACGCATCTTTAAATCCAATACCATAGAATTGCTCTATAAAGCTAAATATATCTCCATTAGCTCCACAGCCGAAGCAATTGTAATCCCTGTCGTATATCTTCATCGATGCCTCCCGGTCGCCCTTATGGAATGGACACTGAATGAATCCCGCCCTATTAGGTTGGGGCAGACCGCATCTGGTCAGAATGTCTCTCATACTGTATTCCTGTCGGATCTCATCACTGGTCACAGGAGGTCACCCCCCCCCGATAAAATCCGGATAATCTCTTCTCCGGTGTCTTTTTTATCACAGAACAGAAACTTGCATCCGTACTTTCGTTCTTGCGTACAGAGCACCTTATACAGTGTCTCGCCGGTCATTGCCTTAGTTTCAACATCTTCCCATTTTCCAGTCTCTGAATTCTTCCTGCGTTTCCATCGTCTGGGGTTCTCCCACCAGATCACATCCTCCAGACGCTTAATATCTTTTCCGTGTTCCACCAAAAACACCATCTGGATACCATTCTCATTCGCCCGGATCAGCTCTCTCCGGAACCGTTCGTGATCCTGACACACATTACTGCATAATTCTGACAAGTTCTGTTTCCTGTCAATGATCAGCCGGGGATTATCGTAGTTCATGTAATCCCCGACCATAAGTTTAGACACCGGATGCTTAATTCCATGTTGGTCAAATGTCTCCACAATCTTAGTGATTGCCCTGGCTTTCTCCCGGCTGTCTATCTGTATTACCATCTGATCACCACCTAGTTAAACGGCAGTTCTTCATCGATATCATCCGGAATATTCTGGAATCCATCATCACCCACTGGTCCGAATCCACTGTTATCCTGTGCCTGCTGTTGTGATCCTTTTGACTCAACAAACTCACAATTTTCCACAACCACATCTGTTGTATACACTTTCTGACCATCGTTGTTGGTATATGATCCTGTCTGGATCCGTCCCTGGCATCCCATCCGCATACCTTTATGAAAATACTTTTCAATAAACTCCGCAGTCTTTCCAAAAGCAACACAATTTGGGAAATCTGCTGTTGGTCCGTTCTCACCTTTGAACCGGCGATCTACTGCAAGTGCAAATCTCGCAATAGATGAACCGCCCTCTGTATATCTGACTTCCGGATCTCTGGTCAATCTTCCTACAAGCTGCACACTATTCATCCTGCTCTGCCTCCCTCTGAAGATCTGGCGTCTTCTGGAATTTACTCATAACTTTTTTGTACTCCAGAACTGTCATATCCTCAATCTTCTTCGCTTTCACATCACGCATTGCCAGAATCTGCTTATCAGTCACACCAGTTCTCTTCTGCTCGTTCTGAATTGTAGCAAGCATCGGCTGGCTGATCTTCACATCTTCCGCTTCATCATTGGCCGACTCTGTCGTTGCCGGCTGCTCTTTTGACTTCTCCTGCTTCTTTTCTAATTGCTTCTTAGGAGTTCTAATCTTTTCTTCCAGGCTCTCTCCATCTGGATCAGACATTTCCTCTGTCGGAATACAAAATACCTGAAAGCATAAATACTTATAAGCAATAGCCATTGCCTTATTAGTTGCTTTATCCCCCATATCCATGCCTTCTCCATAAATGATGGACGTAACACGCGATCCGTCTTCAGCGCAAATATCATATTTCACTTTACAGATGACTTTAAGTATAGCTGTCCCATTTTTCGTTTTTCCGACTTCTTCACACTGACGTTCTACAACTGTCGGAATAATTACAACCTTATTTTTCGCCAGTGCAGGATGAAGTGCATTAAACACATCATCCACACTACGATACTTAAATCCCTGCTGCTTATTCACCTTATCTTTTCCTACGATTCCACAATCTGCAATAACTCCGGCAATAGCAGCATAAATCTTTGGATTTTCTATTATCCTTTCCTCTTTCATTTAACTCTCCTTGTCATAAACGACTCTCTTGGCAGACTCCACAATCAAAATGCTTGCAATCTGTTTCAGAGATAAAGCCGATTCATTATAAATATCCACCAACACGTTATATGCTTCCGGACTCAGCTTTACTACGGTCTGTTGATCAACCGGCTGCTTACTTCTGGCCGGAATATGTATCTTTCCATCTTCCTGCATTAAACTGTCCTCCGCTCAAAATAAATACCAATGCTGTTAAATGCCATTTCCACTTCTTCCAACTCCGCCGGAGTAGCCACGACTCTATAAAAAGCAGTCACGGTAGAAGGTTGTTCAAATGGAAGTTCATCATCCGCAACCACGGGTGTCTGTTCCACTACCTGCTGAGCCTTTTCCTGTTCCTCTTTGCGGATCTGCTCTTCCCTACGAATCGCTTCTCGTTCTGCAGCTCTAGCTCGTTCGATCTCAGCCTGTCTTCTACGTTCTTCTTCCCGTTGCCGGCGTTCTTCCTCGCGTTTCAATGCATCAGCCTTATTCTGCTCATAAGTCGTTATCATCTGGATCGCATCATTCAGATTCAGCGTTCTCTTATATAAAGCCAATGCATCCGGTTCTTTGTCTGATCTCATTGCCTTGATGCTGGAGACTGCAGTTTGGATTGTAGACATCTTTTCTGTCATATCCTTTTTGATCGATTTCATGGATACAGATACATTCTCCCATTTCGAATCATACAGCTTGTCCAGATTGATAAACTCTCTGCAGTCTTCGTATTCTGAAGCGCAATCTTCATACATCCGCTGGATTTCTTTCCGCTTTTCCTTCCGACGCTTTTCTTCAAATGCCTGAACCTGCTCATTAATCGCATTAATCGGTTCATCGACCTTAGCAGACAATGACTTCATCCTCTTATCAAATGCATCGTAAGGCTCCATCCATTTCTTCTTAACTGTCTTCCGACCGTCCTCAATGTCCTTCTTTAATCTTCTGAGGCTTGCGATCTCTGCCTTGGCAATAGTCTTCGTATCCTCCGTAAATACAGCGCCTCTGTATTCATCCAATTTCTTATCTAATTGTTCTTCCAGGGCATCGAAATTCATTTCTATCGTTCCTGGATTCTGTTTAATAGCTAATGTCAGTTCGTTCATTCCCTATTCCTCCTTATCTCCATCCTTCATTGTCGTGGAGTAATCTCTCAGAATCTTCTGCTTCCACTGTTCAGAATCTACATCTCCAAGTCCTGTCCACTGCTCACCGACTTCCAATACCAAGATCAGATCACCTACAATCGGACAGCCATGTACCAATGTTCCATACATTATGCTACCGAAGAAATTCAATGGCAGATCCTTAAGTAGTCCTTCCTCATCCACCAGCATAAGTACTGGCGCTTTGAAGTAATCCCATAGCTTCTGTGTTTTAACCGGTTCCACCAGACCTCCGCCAATAGCATTCTGGAGATCTTTGATATTATTTACATCCACTTCGATGACAGAAATCTTGTCATCCGTGGTGATCTTAAGCGTTTTCGTCTTCATCCTTAAATTCCCTTTCCCTATATTCTTCTGCCAGACGCTTCCTGCGCTTCTGCATTCGATCTAACCTGTCCAGCTCTTCTATATCCTGCTGCACAAGTCGCTCCTGGTCTGCCCAGTCGTATTTGTCCATTATTCCTGCTCCTCCAGCTTTCCCTCGACATTCTCAATCCCAAACTCAACCGCTGAATTCAGAAGCTGAATCGATCTCACAATCCCGATATCTTCCATGAACTGCTCATGTAGTGAAGTGACTATTGCAGATACTTCCGCCAGCATCTCTACCGCACTGCCCTTTGTCGTTGTTGCTATTATTCCGTTCTTTATTTCTGCTTTTATCATTTGACTAATCCTTTCTTTTTACCTATAATAAAGTTGACTAATTTCCTGAGTGCTTCTCGCCTTGCCGGGCTTATGAGAGCACTCTTTTTTATACCCGTTTGTAATACGGTTCCTGATCTTCCTCCAATTCAACACGTCCATCCGGATACAGCGTCACGCTCCATTGCGCATCATCTTGAATATACGTAGCCCACGAAAGTTCATTGCCTGCCGCTAAAGTTGTTAACGACATTCCATTTCGTTTAGTAATCTTCTCAATCTCTCGCAGGTGATCCGCAATCTCCAAGCCTGCTTTTGTCCACTTTTCTCTATCCACCTATCTCACCCCTTCCTCTCAAATGCGCCCCGACGGACATCACCACACACCAGATTGCTTCTCTCACAAAATCCAGTGCCATCACTCCGCCACGGTTGTTCATGGTGGCGATCGTGTAATACGCTCCCGCCAGTCCGATCACGATCAGCGCCGTGCCGATCTGCTTCATTGTCTGTGCTTTCATGCTTGTCTCTCCTTCCTACCGCCTCAGGCGGTTTCCTCCAGCTCATAATCTATCTTCACTTTCTCCTGTTCTTCCAGCAAAGATATCAGCTCCTGTATAATCTTTGTCATATCTGGATTCACTCACACCACCTCTCTGTATGTTTATGTGTTATGGTTTGTACTTGTTGCAACTTTCCTCAACCTCTCCTATACTTTAATTACAGGCACCGACATGCCGAGTAATTATGAAAGGGAGGTTACTATATGAAAAAAGTCTATGCTTGCCTTGCTGGTGAGTGGGTATGTCTTAACGATGACCCCGACAGCAAAATCAGCGAATACGGAAAATCACCGTATCTCTGGTGGGAAGAGGGGGCTCCCATCTATTCTCCATGCAATAAGGATAAAGAACTTGAACATAGCTTTTATGGTCTTGATTATGTTCACGTTTATTACAAAGGGAATGATTGGAGAATCAACCCTATGTTTATCCAAATTGTGAACGGATAGTTTTTTCCACACGTTCTGCATCGGTGAGTTCGAGTTTCCTCTTGGATTCACCGATTAACCGGTTAAATTCATTGTCCATACCTTCCCGTAACTTAATCCATTCAAAATAGGAAATTCCCTTTAATGCTTCGATGTATTTCTCCACTTTATTCACCTCCTACGGTTTGTACTTGTTTTCCTCTAATCCTATTCCGCTTACTCCAATGTGAATTGCACAATCATTCATTCTAATTACTGTAGTTACTGGCACACCTCCTACATACTGTGAAGACTGTTCCACCGGTTCTCTCATACATTTTCCGCATACCGGACAATAATTTGCTTCCTGTGTGAGTTCTGTGAAGCATGCTGGACATAATCGTTTCATTCTTTCCCACTTCTCCTCCCATCAGTATTTTGTTTCTTGCTCCTAACCATCGTCTTGTGTGTCTGTCAGCAGATCATCCACCGTAACTCCAAGGATGTCTGCTACTGCTTTAACACTTCTTACGGTAGGGCTTACACTATTCCCCCACTTGCAGATACTGCCACTCGACAATCCTGCTTCCTGCTCCAATTTGTTAATTGACAATCCTTCCTTTTTAGCCAATCGGCATATGTTTCTATAAATCACTATTCCACCTCCGTTTCTATTTGGTTCTGAAAAAATCACAAACTTATATTGACTTACTTCTGAAAATATTCTATAATTTGATTACCACAAACAAATAAATAGCATATTGCCATTCCGTTTCTATTGCGATTTTTTTCAGAACTTGTAATTTTATTATACGCGATATATTCAGGATGTCAAGAGCTTTTTGCGATTTTTTTCAGAAAGGGCCCAATATTATGAAAGAACGTATCAAAGCCTTGTGCAAAGATAATGGAATCTCAATGAATAAACTTGAGGAGACTCTTGGATTTGGGAAAGGCTATATCAGTAAATTAGGAAGTAGCACGCCTAATGCTACAAAAATAAAAAAGATAGCTGATTACTTCAATGTATCAGTCGATTATTTAATGACCGGTAATGAAGTAGAGAACGAAAAATACTATCTGAATGACGAAACTGCTCAGGTAGCACAAGAAATATTTGAAAACAAAGAACTTAGAGCGCTATTTGATGTCCAGAAGGACATGGATCCAGCTGATCTGAAAGCTTTACATAGCATGGCGCTCGCATTGAAGCGAAAGGAACGTGGTGATATTGACGACACCGGATGTTAATGTTGTACTCATGGATTTTCCCTCGAAAAAAGGAAATGAAATGGTAGTTCCCAACGAAGACGGAAGTTATACTATTCTCATAAATGCCGGACTTAACTATGAGTCACAGCAAAGGGCTTTTGAGCATGCAATGCATCATATTAAGAATAATGACTTCCAGAAAGAAAATGTACAAGAAATCGAATACCACGCCCACCGTCACGAAATTGCCGAACCAGCTGCTAAATATCTGGAACGCATCAAACGACTCCAGCGTGAGCATAGGGCGATAAAACGTCAGATAGAAAGAGACAAAAAGCGTGTGCAGTTTCTTATGGAAAACTGTGATATGTATAAGCGCGCGGAACATCACTATTTATATGGTGATGACTTATAAGGTATAACCACTTCGGTGATTACTTATTAAAATTTTAATATAGAAACTCTTCGAGGTATACTTGACATCATTTTTGTATATGATATAATATCACTAGTTTAGTGAAATGGCTGGTATCCGGTCACAAGAAAAGCCTCGATATTATATCGGGCTTTTTTTGTATACAAAAATAGGAGAAAGATATGAATAATTACGCATACACTACAGTTGAAGATCAGATCAAAAAGCTAAAAAGGCAGAAACTTTCTATCATTGATGAACCAGCTGCCAAAGCTAAGTTATCTACTTACGGCTATTACAACATTATTAACGGATACAGAGAACCTTATATTACCAGAACCTATGATGCAAAAACATATAATCCTGGTGTGACATTTGAACAGATTTTCGGATTATTTACTTTGGATCACAATCTACGTAATGCTGTTTTGCTCTCTATGATAGATATCGAAGAACATCTCCGGGCAGTCGTTGCCAACATCATAGGTAAAGATTTCGGTATAGATCACCATCAATATCTGAAAAAGAATAATTATCGTGATAAAAAGGTTTCTGATTCTTACTTTAGAAGAGATAGAATTTTGCAATCTCTTTACGATCTAGCCGAGAAGTCTAACAAAGAACCTATACAATATTATAGAAACAAATATGGTTATGTGCCTCCGTGGATTCTTCTTAAAGGTGCGTATTTCGGTACACTGGTTAACTATATAAGATTTCTCAAAAAGAAGCAGCGTGATGTTTTAATCAGAGAATTATATGGCAGTCAAGTATCTGCTAAAAATGAAGAGTACTACAAAGATCTTCTTTCTGATACCCTTTTTCTCTGTCTGGAATACAGGAACTTAGCAGCTCATGGAGGACGAGTATATAACTACTCCGCAAAACAAATTTTACGAACAGATAAAGCTACTGGCTATAATGGAATTTCACGATTATTATTCGCGCTTAACTGTTTCCAATTCAAACAACCGTATATACGGTTACAACGCGCAATCAACAATTCCCTTAATGAATACTGCCATGCTTATTCTGACGATCTTGAACGAATGGAACAGGCACTTGGACTACATATAGAAGTCCGTAACTACATTTGGGTTAATAGAAAAACTCTCAAATTTCATGCTAACCCGCATTGTAGCGGCTCAATCAATTGCCAAAGAATTCCTCTAGATCAGGCTTTAAATCTTGGTTTTGTACCGTGTAAAAAATGTTGTCAAAATCTAAAGATTTAAATATTAAAAAAACCGCCCCTGCGCCAACAGGAACGGTTGATACATATCCGAAGATATGCAATTGAGCTACCAACTCACAAATATTGTATCATCTTCGGGCAGCCACTGCAAGCGGAACACTCGTTCCTCGCTGGCTGTATTTTTTATACCCATTTTTGTGCGACGTCGCACATATACTTAGGAAGGTGATATGATGACGAACAAAATTATCCGCTGCGCTCTCTATATCCGTGTCAGCACCGCTGAGCAGTGTATGCACGGCAAGTCACTGGAAGCGCAGGAGTCCTACCTGCAGCAGTATGCTTCTGATCACAACATGATCGTGGTCGGAGTCTACGCTGACGAAGGAAAAACGGCTCGTAAAGAGCTGAAAAAGCGTAAGGCTATACATTCTCTGCTTGAGGATGTAAAAGCCGGGAAAATTGATATTATCCTGTTCTGGCGGCTTGATAGATGGTTCCGTAATCTTTCTGATTTTTACAAAGTGCAGGATATCCTGGATGAATATGGGGTGCGCTGGATGTCTGCCAGTGAACCGGGCATCAACATGGAGACGCGTGACGGCAGGCTGCAGCTGAATGTCGTCCTGTCCATTGGCCAGAATGAAGTAGACACCACCAGCGAACGTATCAAGTTCGTGAATGAAGCTTCGATCAGGCAGGGCAAGCTGATCTTCGGTGATGCCAACATGGGATACGGATATAAGTCTGGAATTGTTGACGGTCGGAAGTGCATGGTAAAAGATCCGGAGCGCGAAGAAACGGTAAATGCCTTTTACAAATATTTCTTTAAGCACCAGAACAAATGTGCAACGCTCCGATATATCCAGGATAATTATGATCCCAACTTCAGCTGGGCTATCATGCGTACGCTTCTGTCCAGTGAATTCTACAAAGGTACATATCGTGGCTTTCCGTACTGTCCACCATACCTTACAGAGGATCAATGGAATGAACTTCAGAAGATCGCCCATAAAAATATCAAACGTGCCAAATCTGGCCGGATCTATCTGTTCACCAGCCTGATCCGCTGTCCGGTATGCGGTCAGCTTCTCTGTGGAACCGGATGCAAGTCCATCATAAATAGAAAGACCAGAGAAAAACGCGATTACTGCTATTATCGTTGCAGCCGAGCGCATAATGATCGAATCTGTACATACAGACACAGACTGAGCCAGAATCTGATTGAACAATATCTGCTGGATAATCTGGATACGGAATATAGGAAATACCAGATACGTGTGAAGAAGATAGAGGAAGAGAAAAAGAAAATAGCGCAGACAAAAACGCCGGAAAAGCTGAATGCAGAACTGGAACGTCTGAATCTGCTGTTCCAAAAAGGCAGGGTTGAATGGGATTACTACTCTTCCGAATATGACCGGATCGAACAGGAATTAAAGGATCTGAGCAGGATCAAACCGGAAGTCAAACGTGACCTGTCATTCCTGGAAGATCTGCTGCAGTCTGATTTTAAGACATTATATGCTTCTCTGTCTCCAGAGAACCGCAGAGCCTTCTGGCGATCCACGATCAAGCAGATTCACCTAAATGAAGACTCTACGATCAAGTTTGTTGATTTTTTGTAGTGCGTCTCTGTCTGGGAGGCGCGCTCCAAACGGGGTTAACCAGTTAGGCAGAGATTACTATATTATAATGGCTGCCATTTCCTCTTTTTTACGACCTATGCTTTCTTTTTAATAAGCACAGCACTATCCAGGATCTCCAACGTGACAGCTCTGTCTTCTGGTGTTACTCCTAATGCTTTAATAGCATCTGCCGGAAGGGATATCCGACAAGTATATGCGTTCTTGCTTGCGTTTCCACCGGCTTTCCCAAACATGATATTCCTTTCAATTTCTCTCATTGGCTTTCCTCTTTTCCAGGTGTTTATTTCTTCCGATTTCGTAATATAATATCATGCTCTGTTGGATCGGTTTTTCCATCAGATCTTTAATGTCGTCTGGAGATATAAGATTCATCAGCTCTCCCATTTTTTCATCCAGTGTTTTAGTTGCTCCGATTTTTATAGCTCTTGGATAGAGCAACATCAAGCACCGGAACGGAAATCTGTAAGACGCATCTGAATAAACATCTCCCTTAGCTCCGTTAAGGATTTTAAGTACTTCGTAGTAAGCTTCTCCGCATAATTGTGCTATTTCTTTTGTGTACATTTCTTTTCCTCCTCTTCACATGGTAGACACTTCCATCCTTTGTACGTTGTACTTCCATAAGTTCCGCCCTTCATCGCTCTCTTGGCTCCAGATAATCCAGATCTAACATTGTTAAATTCCCGGCTGTCTGGTTCGCATCCAAACAAATCGCGGCAATTTTCTCTGAGCCAAAAATTTAGCGAATGGAATTTATATTCTGCTCCTTCTGGAGAAACCAAATGCCAATCTATTGCATTGACATTCGTTTCAAACCTTCCACTTTTTAGGCTTCTCTTTGCAGCCTTCGTTCCAAGCTTAAGGTTTTCTGTTTTTCCTCGTTCCGCAATCCTTCTTTTGCTCTCTTCACTCCATAAATTCTTCTTTCCTTCGTGAGTTTCTTTCTTTCGGATTCTGCTACATTCTTTTGAGCACGTCACTTTTTTGGCACTTGGAGGACATCTAAATTCCGTTCCGCACACCACGCATTTTTTTATCATATTAATAACATGGGGACTTCTTTGCAAGTTCCCATTCCTCCCCGAATCTTTTTTTGTGTTCTTCCGCGTAAACATCAAAGAACTCTTGATCTGACGACAAGCTAAGCTGATAAGCCACATACTCTCTCAATTCATCATCCATCAGCGACATTGCTATGTCCATATCAATTTTAACTCCATGGTTATTTTCTACATAATATTTCTTGTCTTCCATCGCGCCCTCCTTATGACCAGTGCTCTTTTCTTTCGATAATATCGTTCCTTATATTATCTGGCATATCTTTCAATCTCCGGATATCATACCCTTTTTCTACAAGCTCATCGTAAACGTCTGCAGGTGTTACTTCTTCAGCTGTTTTATTTTTGCTTTTTACAATTGCTTCTAACGCTTTCTGGCAAATCTCTTTTGCGTCTTCTTCTTTTTCTTCTTTTTCTTCTTTTTCTTCTTTTTTTGGCACGTATACAACGATCGTTTTCTCTGTCTTGTCGTAGCTTCCTGCCTTTGTTTTGCAGTCTGCGTAATTCTCTTTATACTCTCTGTAACTCATTACGACTTCTTCGCAGTTCTCTGCGTTTTCTTCATTCATTTTCTTTTTATAGCATTCATGGCAAAGCCCGCTTTTTCCAAAGTATCTAATCTTTCTTTCTCGCTCCTCTGCTTTTCCGTAAATCTGTACTTCTTCTGTATGTCCACAACTAAACTCTACACTATATTTCATTGCTTTGTCCTCCTGCTTTCCTTTGATGATTTTATTATATACTATTGGTGTCCAATAGTCAACAGTTTTTTAGTTTTTTGCAATAAAAAAGGGGCGATTTCTCGCCCCTTGCAAAATTATATATATTCCATTCGCTCTCAATGGTTTTTAGAATGTTTTCTTCGCTGTGAGAATTTCCAATCCGGCTTTCCATGCCGCCGGTCCTACTTGATTCGGATCTTTCGTGATTCCTTGTGCTTTTTCAAATTCCCCTGTCTTTTCGTCTGTATCATCGCCAAACGAACTGTCTACCGCGGTATTGTATCCGGCGGCGCACAGGATCTGCTGCCATACTCGCACTGCTGATCCGGTCATTCCTTTCTTTAATATAGGCATACTTGCATTCACGGTTATTTTCCCTCCTGTTCCGCTTGATGTGCCAGTTGATTCTCCTGCGTACTTTCCATCTTCTACGTTAGTTGCTGTGTGCTTCGCATCATTCAGCAGAATGTCACCACGTTTCAGATAGTCTGGGCTCTTTAGATACTTTGATGCTGTTAGAATTTCAAATCCAGCATTCTTCAGAGTATCTCTCATGTACCAGGTGCTTGTGATTGGTACATTCTTCAGCGCTTCAATACCTAAGAGATATCCTACTGCCTTGACATTCGCCATCACTCCAGCTGAGCAGTCTTCCTCACATGGTACGGTTATCTTAGATGGATCATATCCGACCTTCTGGAGCTGCGACCAGTATGTAACTCTTTCATCTTGGTCATACCCGATTTTGTCATTCTTCGCCGCTTTCACGGCAAGCTCTGCAATCAGTTCTCTGACCTTCGAATTCGGATGTCTGATCACGCAATTCCACGGTCTGTCATACCAGGATCTCAGATACCATTCTGTGCCGGTCTGATCCCCAGCTTTTCCCCCGCGATAACCGCCATTCTCATCATGACCACTATTTGATATTAGACTCATATTTTCTCCTTTCCATACAAAAAAGAGCCCGGATCTCTCCAGGCTCAATCATTTTCATTATAAGCAAGCGATTACTCTCCCTCACTACACTCCGGCAATCCAGTAGCTACACTGGTCAGCAGTGACAGGATTCCTGCCAGCACTGACGCTGATACCACAAGCTTCGCATCCACCTGGTTAAGCACTGTCGCTGTACCAATCGTTGCAACCGCAGTCTGTGCTACTGTCTTCACGGCTCTGATACCGGCGCATTTTACCCAGTTTTTCCAATTCTTCATTTTATCAATCCTCCTTAATCGGCAAGGCTTTTACTCTATTGTATAGTTCTGTTCCTGTCCCATTTCCGCCCAGATCGTGATAACTGGAATATAAATATTCGACATTCTTCATCGACTCAATGTCGATCGAACCTTGGGACAAATAAAAACGACAAGCCTGATACAGCCTGTCGTGCAATATTGCCAATATGCCTTCCTTCATTTTCTCCTGCTCCTTAAGCTTCTTCACAATTTTCCGATACCCTGCAGTTAGCAGGGCGAGCACTCCGGAAAATAAGATCTGTATCCAGTATCTTATTATAAACTCTATCATCGTGTCTCCTTTTTCTAATACTTCTTCGGATATCTCTTCGGATACGCTGTTGCATCAGAATTTTTAACTCCGACATAACGATATCCATATTTACCGCGATATCGTTTTGCATTTTCAAACAAATCCGCAACTTCTACAGCGATTACAAACTTCTCTCCTGTAGTCACTGGGTTCTTGCTCAACTCAATGTCTATAATCTCTAGCATTTAACTTACCTCCACTTCCAGCCTCGCTTTCCTCGTGGAGTCTCCAACCACATATGCTACTTCCAGCGTATACAGAGCCTTATTTAAGGGTGCCAATTTCATATCCAGGTAATGATCATCTATATCGCACTCGCCTCGTGCTTCTACCTGTCCATACTTGCTTAACACATAAGACGCACTAAGAATTGCAAAAGGTTCATTGTCTGGGCTTCGCACCAGCAATTTCACGTGTTTATCTTCTCCTAATATGAATTTAATTCTATTCACAACAGCACCCCCTTCCATGCTCTGGATAGACAACCTCTAGCAGATATTCTTCGCATTGAGCTGTTACCTTATATTCATCAGTTAGTGTATCAACACGATACTGATCAGGAATCAAGGATACACCGTACCCATCCTGGATTATATCCACCATATAATCATATGGCTGTAGTCTGACACACAAGGTCTCTGGATCTACGATCAACAACATTTTTGTACAGAATGTTATGTTCCCTGCTTCATCGTAAGCCGTAACCTCAATTACGTACATTCCATCAAGATCAAGGGGAACTGTGACGTTCCACAAGTCCCCCTCTGCACGTTCATAGATTACTTCTTGCCCATCAACTTTCCCGATTACTTTCGTAACCATAGAACGCCTCCTAGTCTGTCACCTCAACAGAGATAACGAATGTCTTACCGCAATCTACTGGATTCGGTGTCAAGGTAATAGACTTAATCACAGGAGCAGCTGTATCGAGCGTAACTGTACGTACAACAGTTGTTGTCTTGCCAGCCTTATCCTTCGCAATGATTGTAATCGTATTAGAACCATTGACTAGTGTAACATCCTTGGAGAATGTGCCATCTGCTTCAACTGTAACGGCTGTACCGTTGATTGTAACTGTAACAGGTTTAGATGTGGCATCATCTGTCTTACCAGTAACTGTAACAGTAGATTTATTGGTAATAAGCTTGTCCGCTGGTGCAGTAATAGACAGCGTTGGCGGTACGGTATCAACTGTAAATGTTGATGTCTTAGCTGCAGATGTATTGCCATCATTATCTGTCGCCGTGATGGAAATTGTATGTTTGCCATCCTTAAGCGCAGCGGCCGGTGTACATATGTATTTGTAGCCACCGGCAATAGCGGTTTTTGTCACAGAAGTGATCTCTGTTCCATCCAATGTGATCTTAGCAGAAGCAACTCCTGAATCTGCATCTGTAACTGTAAATTCAATGGTTGGAGTTGTGCTGGTAAGGTATGCTCCTGAAGACGGAGATGAGATGCTGACTACCGGAGCAACTTTCTCCTTAACTCGAATCTTCAACGCTGCTCCCAGTGTCGTATGTGTCTGATCTACCGTTGTAGTATTGCCTGCCTCATCCGTTGCCTTGACCGTACCGCCAAGAACATGGTCTGTCTGTGAATAAGACGACTTATTTGGCGCCGTTACTGTAGCTTCGTACTTTCCGGTGCTGGTATTCTTGGTCAGCGTGTAGGTCGTCCCATTAAATATATATTGAACTGTTTTTACTGCCATCTATACTACCCTCCTACTCAGCTGCATCTGTCACAAGTTCTTCCATTCCTGAATCAATAAGAATCTCTTTCACCTTATCCTTTAAACGTCTCGGTACCTGTGCGTAAGTCTTCTTTTCTAACATAATCTGCTGTGCCCATAACATTGCAATCATTTCTTTACCTCCTGAATTTTGTAATAATATGAATAAATTTGTTAATAAAGTTACCATTACTGATATACCAACTCTGACATTTCAAGGATGCATCCCTGAAGCATGTCAACAGTCTTTTTCAGCTCAGCATTCTCTGCTGCTAGAGCTTCCATTTTTTCCGTTGGTGTCTCACCAACCTTATAAAGAATCACGCCAGTAATGCCGGCTGTGTACTTCACAATGGCATCCATGTTGGTGTAATTCTCATACTCTCCCAGTGTGGACTCACGCTCTTTCACAACCATCTTCTTGGTTTTTGTCTGATCCTGGAACATGGTTTTCAAATCTTCCTCTGACGCCGAGATAGTCTTGATCAGAAGTCCTCCATCTGACTGAATGTCCGCAGACTGGATTACCAGTTCTGTGGCATCATTAAATACGAGTTTCATGTTACTCCTTTCCGGAGTGGTTCTTAATTAAATGGCAA